TTTTTTTAAAAAAGGGGAATAGAAATTAATCTACTCCCCTGGGCTGCCTAAGGTAGCGATTCTTCTGCGCCTATATTTTATCCTTGCTTAATAGATTGAAATCTTTTAGCAAGTTTAATTGTTGCAAAAACATGGTCTAAAACATCCTCAACAAGTAGTTCAACAGCATCATTCTTTAAGTCAAATCTTTGCTTTAACTCGCCTACAAGTTCATCTTGTTCTTCTGGTGTAAGGTCAGTCAACTCCTGTTTAACTACCTCAATGCCAGCAAATGCTTTTGCAGCTGAAAAAATAACAGGTACAAAACGAGGCGAATCGGTTACAATAGAAAACTTTTTGTCTTCCAAAGATTTGATAATTGCCTCAAGTAAATCAAAACCAAAGTTTAAAACTTCTTTAGTTTCTTTAACTCCTAATACTTCGTTTGACATATAAATTTATTTAATGGTTACTTGTTAAAAAATCTAAGAATGCTCGTTTTTAAATTAACGCCAGTAATTACTTTTATGTTTTCCGAAATGCTGTAAAGCTCCGTAAATGCTATCAAGAAGCTAACTGAATAAACAATTTGAAAAGGCAATCCAAAAGTTATACTTGCACCGTGAAAAATCATAATGCCACAAAAATAGGTTAGTATCTTTTGCGATGTACGGTAAAGCCCTTTACTTGTTATCGGCTCTTTCCTTTTCTTTGCCGCAAGGATTCCCGTGACTGTATCCGCAAAAACAACGAAGATTGTAAAAATCAAGAAATGTTTAATAGGTAGGAAAAACGAGAATAGCACTCCGCAACAAATGGAGAATAAAACTCCATCGTAGCCTACCTTTAAAAGGTTGTAAATTATTGCTTTCATTATTCCATTTTTATTAGCCTCACATTACTATCCACGGTTGCAAATTTGCCCTCAGCATATTTATACAAGTCGTATTTAATGCCATTAAAAGCAAATGAAACTTGATTGGTAAATGTAGATAAAAGAAGGTTAGTTGAAATAGAATAAACTTTGCCGTTATCAGGATTGAATATTAAACGTTTATTTACATTTAACTCAATTACTCCATCAATAATTTCACTGTTAAAATTTAATTTCCAGTCCCCAAGAAACTTTGTTGAATCTCTTTGAGCCGTTGTAAAATAAACAGGCTTACCGCTTATTTGTTGGTGCAAATCATTGTAGTAATTAATCCTTTGTACTGACTTAGCCTTTGTAATAATTGGCTTTGCGTGAATGGCAATCGTGTTGCTTTGCCTTTCCGCATCGGTAACAAGGCTTTGAATAGCAGTTGCAGAATCGCCCAATATTTGCTTTGAGCCTGTGACAGTTGAATCAGACAAAGTTGTTTGCTGAATAATGTAGTAAATGTTGCCTTGCTTTTGAATGTAAACAGTGTCTTTTACAACATCTTGCGCAAAGGAAAACAAGGGAAGGAATAAAAATAGGTATCTCATTTTATTTATTTTCGAGGATTAACAATCTTTGTTTTAATGTTTTAATTTGGGCTTGTTGCTCCTGTATGGCTTTTGTTAAAATAGGAATGATGCTTTGATAATCTACGCCCATATATCCATCAAAATGAACGCTTTCCGGAATAATAACCCCAATGTCCTGCGCGATAAAACCAAGTTGATGCTCACCGTTACTTTTGTAGGTATAACTAACTGGCATTATTTGCATGATTTCATTTAAGCCATAATTAATATTTTTAATTTCGTCTTTTAAATTATAATCGGATCTCGTTGTATATCCAGCAGCAGATACACGCCCACCGACATATAAAGAATCATTAACAGTTAATCTATAATTTGCTTGTGGTGCATTCGTACCTATCGCCACGCTTCCTGCAACGGTTGTACCCGTTCCACTTGCTCCCGTGGCAAAGATTATATTTTTTATTACTACTTGATTTGAGCCTCCTGCATCGGGAAGGTCAATGAGATTACCTATAGCAACGTTGCCAGCAGCTGCAAATCTTATATTATCCCCTGCATTAGTGCCTATTGCAATATTGTTTGATCCAGTCAATGTATCTCCAGTTGTTGTGTTGTATAGAGCAGAAGTCCCAATAGCAACATTTGAGCTACCCGTTGTATTATTATCACCAGCATTTGTTCCAAAGAAATTATTGTTAGCACCCGTTTTATTGTTTCGACCAGCTTGAAATCCAAAGAAATTATTTTGAACACCCGTTGTGTTATTTATACCTGCTGAGTTTCCAAAGAAATTATTACTTGATCCTGTTATATTATTTTGACCAGCAGTTGTTCCAAAAAAATTATTTTGACTACCCGTTGTATTATTTTCACCAGCACTTGTTCCAAAAAAATTATTATTAATACCTGTTGTATTATTTTGACCAGATTGAAGTCCAAAGAAATTATTTCTAAGTCCTGTTGTATTATTTTGACCAGCATTTGTTCCAAAGAAATTATTATTTGCTCCTGTTGTTCTTGCGCCACCACCGCCAAAAGCAAGTGTTGTACTATTTGGCATTCTTAGGCTATTATATAGAGTAACTGACCCATCATCTTGTCCAGAAAAAATCACAGGTGCAGTGCCTGTAATTTCTACGATTGAAATGTTATCTAAATTACCCGTATATAAAGATGTGGTTATACGAAAACCATCTGTTGCTAAAGTTGGTGATCTAAATATACAATTACCAGTAACATTATATTGAGGAATAGCCAAAGTAGTATTACCCAACGCTATCGTTGCCGTACCCGATAAATAGCCACTTTGTGTATATGTTATTTCGTAAACCCTACCTGATATAATAGTGTCAGGCAAAGTCGTATAGGTCAAATTTCCCGTTGCTGCCGTTGCTACCGCAAGTGTTCCGTTAAATGTCCAGCCAGTGCCTCGTGTCCAATTTGTAGTGTCTGCTCCAAAAGTTTGCGATGTTAAAAATGTACTTCTTGCAGGCTCTTGACTATTTTTTATAATCAAATTAGCACCCGATGTGGTTACCGTGTTTATTCCAAATGTTTTATTTGCAGCTGAGTAAATTAACCCCGCGTCACCCGTTACCGATGTAGTGCCGTCAAAATAAGCTACCTGTCCACTTGTTCCGCTTACACTCATTCCGCCACCCGATGCACTCCAAACATTTGTAGCACGATTGTAATTAAAAAATATATTGTTTACCGTATCAAGAATGATGTACGCGCTTGTATCACTTGACGGGGTTATAATGCCAGTGTCCGCAAGAACACCCCGATACACAAGCCCATCAGCACTTGTTTGTTCTCCAAGCGTTATCTTTTGGTTGCCATTTGTTGGATATTGAGCCAAGGCAAGGCAAGGTAAAAGGAATACGAAAAGGGGAATGAGTTGTTTCATGTTTTTGTTTTTAATTGCATGTTTTTTTTACAATAAATGAAGCTTTTATAATTTCCATGTCAGAAAAATAACTACCGTTTAAATAAACCCACCATACATCACCAGTAGTTAAAATATGATTCACATTTTCTTCTTTTAAATCATATTCGTTGCAAACTATTTGCGAGCCTTGCATCGTTGCACCTGTAGAAGTAACAGGATTTCCTGCACTTACTTTGTAAACTCCCATGTAATAATCTTTTTCCCCAGCGGCTGGTGGGCAATTAGTACAACTTATTGCTCTAATGTTTACTGTATCTATGCAGTAACCATTTAAAAAAGATGGTACAATAAGAGCATTACCACTATAAGAAAAATTATAAGTTCCTGTTACATTATCAGCTTGTCCTGCTACTGTTCCTAAATCGAAAACATATCTTTCTGTTGGATTGGTTGCTATTAAAACATCGCCTGTTAGGTTTAATCCTGAGCCAACTGTTATATCACCAACTCCGTCATTACTTGTATTTTTTCCTAGCAATTTATTTGTTCCCGAAACTGAACCACTTATACTGATTTGCCCAGACATATTTACTTGGCTTCCAAATGTTTTAATTCCATTTATAGTTTCATTTCCAGTTAAACTAACTCTGCCATTAATCCTATTACTTAAGCTCAGCGTGTCAAGGTTAGTCATAACATTGTTGTTATTTTCAGTTATATCACCTTGAACCGCAAGGGTACTTGACAAAGTGGCTGCACCTGTTACACCGAAACTGCCGTTGACTTCAAGATTATAAGATGGAGTAGTATCATTTATACCAACGTTACCTCCATTTGTTATGGTTAATTTTGCATCTCGCAAATCCGCGCTTCTTTCACCTTGTCCAAATTCTGTGTTTAAAATGTGAATAGAACCACTTGCGTCATTTGCATTTTTTCTTTGAAATACAATTGCACTTTTTCTGTAAAGTTGATTTAACTGAGCATAACCAAAATGAATGCCTGAAAATTCAAATGTACCTAACTCCCTAACTCCAAGAGAAACATAATCATTTGCATTAGTATGCACCTCTAATGGCTTATAAGCGGTTGTTGTATTTATGGCAACATTGCCTGAAAAAATTGCACTTGTTCCCGTCAACCCTCCTGTCAACGTTCCACCTGTCAAAGGCAAATAAGTTGATGCCGCTGAGGATGTAGTAAGGTAGCTTGAATTATCGTACGTTATATTTGTCCCCGATGCCTTGACAAATCCCGTGCCGTTTAAAATGTTTTGCTTTGCCGCAAATCTTGAAGTTAAATTTAATTGATTCGTATCTGATTGAGTAAACAAAAAAGAAGTATCTGTATAATTTAATTTTGCCGCAAATCTTGAAGTAAGGTTTAATGAGGTTGTATCAGCATCACGAAAGTATGGAAGTAACATATTTGTCGTGTCAGCTTTACGAAGGTAGGGAGCTAACATATTTAGAGTGTCAGATAAATTTACCTTAGTGTTAAATCTTGAAGTAAGGTTCAATAACGTTGTGTCGTTATCCCTAAAATAAGGTAATAACATTGCAGTCGTGTCAGATATATTTAATTTTAAATTTATTCTATTACTCAAAGTAATTGTATCTAATTTTCTTAGATATTTAGATAACATTAAAGTAGTGTCAGTTATATTTAGCTTAGTATTAAATCTATTTGTAAGGTTTAATGATGTGGTATCAGCGTCTCTAAAATATGGAAGTAACATATTTGTCGTGTCAGCTTTACGAAGGTAGGGAGCTAACATATTTAGAGTGTCAGATAAATTTACCTTAGTGTTAAATCTTGAAGTAAGGTTTAATTGAGATGTGTCCGCAGTATTAAACTTTAAGTTAATCCTATTTGAAAGCGAAGCGGTATCAGTACTAACCAATGTACCTACAGATAAATTTCCACTACCTAATAAAGTCGTTCCGTTTACTGTTTTAATTGTTGTTCCGGAAACTAACGTATTTTGTTTTCCATTAAAAGTGTTCCAATCGGTTGACGTTAAAAAACCATCTGCAGAAGTTGTTGCCTGTGTTATGGATAAAGTTCTATTTGCCGTTAAATTGCCTCCACCTTGTAATGGTGCGGTTGTTGCTATAGTTATTGTGCTATTTGCTGGCGTAAATCCTAAAGCGGCTTGTTTATTATTAAATGTAGTCCAATCACTTGAAGTCAAATACCCATTTCTTGCGGTTGTTGCGCTTAATAATTCTATTGTTGGCGTAGTGGTATTATTTGTGATTGATATAGGATTTCCTACCGTAGTAGATGCAATTACACTTGTTACAGTGCCTGCACCAATGGCACTCCGAAACGAAGCTGCAGATAAGGTTGTAACACTGTTATCCGCGTTAAACTGTGGAAAGGTAATGGCAGAAGGATTAGTTAAAGTAAACATTGACTGTCCAATAGTTGTACCTCCTAAACTTGTTCTTCCTGTAGATGCTACAAGCCCTGTAATACCACCATCCCATTTTAGTCTATCGGTAAATGCTGTATTCCAATTACTTGAATTATTTGTAATTGAAGAAGCCCACGTTGAACCAGTTGACAAGGCTATGCCTGCCTCAGGATAAACAGGATTTCCTGCCTGGGCAGATCCGACCGAACCAATACCGCTAACAGTTGCGACGGTATAATTTGCACCTATTTTAAACGAGGTAGAAACAACAGTAATTTTATTTGTGTCAGTTAAATTATATTGGTCATTGTTTAAAAGTTGACCGTTCCTAAAAACCAAAATATACGCCTTTAATTGAATGGGAAATTTAGGCGTAATTGTCCATGTTAAAATACTTGATAAGGCTGCGTTATATTCTTGCTTTAAAATCTTTATAGTATCATTCCCGATAGCAACGTCAACAATGCTATCTCTTATTCTATTAAACACAACCGCACTATCTAAGCGCAAAGTACCTGTAGTGGTAATTGTCCCACCAAGTAAGCCGAAGCCTGAGCCTACACTTGTAACCGTGCCCGTTCCTTTTGCGTTTATCCGATTCGATAATGAAGCCGTGTCCGCTGCATTTAATTTAGTCGCAAATCTGGAAGTAAGGTTTAACAAACTTGTATCCGTTAACTCCATTAAAACGCTTAAATCAGCCGAAACCGTACCTGTTGTTGTTATTGGATTAGGTGAAACAAGTATTCCTGTGCCACCTGAAATTGAGGTAAGGCTGCCCGATCCTCCGCCACTTCCTGCACCACCACCACGCGGAAAAATAACCGTATAATTTTCATTTACTTTATAAGCCGTTGCACCAATGACAACCGAAGCATTGGTTGGTATAGTGTATTGAGTTGGCAAAAGTATTTGACCGTTCCTATAAACTTGCACCACATTTACGCCACCGACTACTAATGTATCACTTTGCGTCCAAGTCAAGGTTGAGGAAGAAACATTGGTAAAATCTTGTCTTGCATAAAATCTGCCACTTGTATCTGCATAGGCTTTGGTTGCGTAGTTGGCTAACATTGAACTCGTATCGCTAACTAAAAGTGTTGGCGTTGTGTCCCTCCAAACGCCTTGACTACTTAAATAATACAATGAGGCTTTATTGACTAGCGATGTTATACGGACATCGTGCAATTCATCTAATTCCTGACCATTTGTAATCTTAACAAATAACTCACCGCTTCCAGCATTACTTTTTACGCAAACACCAATATATACCGTATGTTGAGGCGCTTGAGGTTTTGTACTTGTAAGACCACCAGCAACCGTTGGCGAAAGATAAACGGCTGAATCTTCGACTAATGCACTTGTATTTATTCCCGTTATTAATCCTTCTGTTATTACGTATCCGCTTTGATTATTTGCTATGCTTTCAGCAACTATACCAAAAGTGTTAGCAGAAAAAGCATCTGTAATGCCTAATGCTTTTGCAACAGTTATCCTATTTCCCTGACTTCCTGATAAATAAACAACCGTTCCCTTTGCTAACGTTGCGCCCGTGCGATTGTTTACGCGTTGGTGTAGCTGCTGACCTATTACATTTGTTACTAAGCCACCTTTTAAGCCTTGTATTAAAGAACCTTGAGTATCACTATATTCTACTTCGCCCACTCCCACCGTTCCATCTTTTGCCGTGTTAAAAGTGATTGAATCAAAAGGCATGGTTAAACCACCATCACCGCCAACTAAGCCCCAAACGTTTGAAGTAAAATCAAATGAGTATATTTTTAGATTTACTGTGTCAATTATTAACCAAGCATTTTGATTTGTAGTTGGTTGAATGCTTGCTGTATCACTTAATGAACCACGCCAAACCAAGCCATCGGCAGTAGTCTGAAAACCTAATCTTTGTTTGTTGCCTGTGGATGGGAATTGGGCAAAAGCAATAGAACAAACAAGTAATAAAAATAGAGATAGCGTTTCCCTTTTTTTTGGCAGTTTAACTTTGTCAACTACTTTGCCTATAAACTTTCTTGCTATTCCCATTACTAATTCTTCTGCTAAAACTTTGCCAATATTGCCAACGGCTTTTAAAAACTTGCGTTCTTTTTTAGGTGCCTTTATTTCTTCCATTAGTTTATATTTATTGCAAATACAATGTAATTACTCCCATCATAATGCGTGTTTGTATCAATAGTAATAGTAGCAGGTGCAGTTATAACATATTGGCTTGCTATTAATTTCTGTCCATTTTGATAAACATGGACAGATGCAGACAAATTAGTTGTAGGCAAAATACCACCGTTTTGTGTCCATGTTAAAATTGCGGAAGTGGTATTCAAAAATTCTTGATTGAATATTGAAACTGCAGATCCCGTAACGGTAACATTGTTTACCGTTTCCGTCACATTATTATTTACCACTCCGCCACTACCTGCATTATTAGCAACTTCGTTAAAATCACGAGGTTTTGATAAAACGGTTCTTTCGGTGTAATTAGGCATCAAGTTCTATTTTAAAGTAATCACCTTGCCAAATCTCTGTTTTTAAATCAAAACTACCTCTTTCAAAAACGTAATATCCAGATGAATATTCTATTACTTTATGAGGAAGATAAGGTTTATCCACTATTAAATTTTGGAATGGCATATCAACCATGCGTA